CAAAACAGCAACCCACGGAAACTTTAACGAAGTCGCCGCTCTAGCGCAGACGCTCAAGCACAGCATCAAAAGTGAGCGCGCCGCCAGTCTCGACACGGCGAGCGCGGAAGCGATTAGCCAGATTCTGACCCGCATCGCCCGCATCATTTACGGCGACGAGAATCACGCCAAGCACTGGCGTGACATCCAGGGCTTCTGCCAAGCCAAGCTCGACGCTGCGCCGCCGACTACCGAGATCGAAAGCGACATTAAAAAACTAGTTCGCTCGCTTCCGACCGTTCGGATGGAGAAGGCTAATGGAACTCCCTGAAGTCTTGGAACAGGTCGAAATCGCGTTCGACGCCCTGGCTGTGCTGCGCAGCAATCTACCGGAGGTATTGTCAGACAGCGCCGCGCTCGCGCTGGGGCAGGCGTTCGGGGCAATCGCAGTGGCGAGGCTTCTGATCGAGCGCGAGATGACGAAGAGGCCGCACTGATGCAACTCGATCCGGTCCAGGTCGAAGCGCTGAAGTTCGCCAAAGGCAAGCGCGGCGTCGGTTACTTCATGGAGATGGGCTTGGGAAAAACCCTGACCGCGCTCGAGGAGTTCCGCCGGACGGTCGAGGCGCGGATCGCCACTCGCATGATCGTCGTGGCGCCAAATTCTTTTAAGGCCGGGTGGGCCGACGAGGTCGAGAAGCATGGCCTCAACTTCGACGTCCACGTCTTCGTCTCCGGCGCGAAGGCAAACGAGAAGTGGCTGTCGATCGTCAAATACGAGAAGCCGCCGATCCTGGTCATCAATTACGAGGCGATCCGCGCGCCGGCGGTTCTCCTGCGCCTCATGGCCTGGATGCGGATCAAGCCGACGACGGTCGTGTTCGATGAGTCGATCCAGATCAAGACGCACGACAGCCAGCAAACCAAGGCGGCGCTCGCGCTCGCCCACGAAGCCACGATAGTGCGCTGCCTGACTGGCTTGCCGCAAACGCAGGGGCCGCACGACCTCTACCCGCAGCTGCAGTCGATCGGCCTGTTCCGCGGCATGAAATTCTGGGCGTTCCGCAACACGTTTTGCCAGATGGGCGGCTGGCAGAACAAGCAAGTCGTCGGGGTTAAGAACGCCGAGGATTTGGCCGCGGCGATGGCGCCGTCGGTGTTCCAGGCCAAAAAATCCGACTGGCTTCCGGATCTGCCGCGCAAGGACTATTCGATCCGGACCTACGAGATGTCCGGCGAGCAACGGTTTCAGTATCAGCAGATGCACGACGAATTCGTGCTCGAGCTCTCGACCGGAACCGTCGCGGTCGACATCGCAGTGACGAAATACGAAAAACTCGCCCAGATTCAGTGCGGATTCATCATCGATGAAGGCCAGGTGGTGCGCGAGCTCGTCCAGCCGACGCAGAATCCGCGGCTAATCGTCCTGTGGGAGCTTCTCGAACAGGTCACTGGCAAGGCGATCGTGATCTATCGCCACCGGGCGGTGTTCGACCTCCTCTATCTCTTCGGCAACCTGGATGAGCCGGCCTACATCAAGGGCGGCATGAAGCCCGAGGAGATCGCGGAGCAGAAGGAGCGCTTCAACACCGATCCGGACTGTCGGGTTCTTCTCGGCCAGGCCGAAGCGACCAAGTACGGCCATACCTTGCTCGGCGGCGAGGACGATCGCGACCATTGCTCGACCATGATTTTCTTCGAGAACAGCTACTCGCTCGACACTCGGACCCAGGTCGAGGACCGGATCCACCGGCGCGGGCAGCGCGGCGAGAACGTGCTTTACATCGATCTGGCGGGCACCGAGCTCGACCGGCGCGTGGTCCGCGCGCTGCAGAAAAAAGAAGATCTCTACGCCGCCGTCTTCTCGAAATTGAAGGCCGCGGCCCCGGTTTAAAAAACCGCTTGACACACTCTTTGTGTCCTCTATAACAGACATGTTCAACGAAACCGACGCTCTTTTTCAAAAACGAAAGGGCCACCTGGAGTGTTGCAGATGAAGCTTAAGATAAAGGAAATCGCCGCAAATCCGTTTCGGGATTTCACCCTCTACCCCATTGATGACGAACAGGTGCGGCGCCTGCAACAGTCTATCGATGAGTTCGGATTCTTCTCCGGCGTTACCGCCCGCCGCGCCCATCGTGGCTATGAACTCGCCGCCGGCCACCATCGCCTCGAAGCCGCGAGGCGCGCTGGCCTGACCGAGATCGAAGCCGTTGTCGATAATTATACCGACAACGAAATGGTCGGGATCATGACTTTGGAAAACATGACCCAACGCGGCTTCAACGCCGGCGCCACCCAGGACAGCGTCGCGGCCTACGCGAAGATCGTATCGAAAGCGATCCTGCTGGGAGGCGAAGAAGCCCGTAAATTTCTACAGGGTTCTTCACCGCAAACTCTCGGTATCGCGCAGGATCACATCGCCCAACAGGGCCCCGGCCGAGAAATCATCTACCGAGCCATCAATGGCTTCGGCCTCGAGGAACGCAAGGAACGCAAGGCCGCCGACGCAAAAGCCGAAATGCTGGGTGAAGGGCCAATTCAACAGGCTCTCGCCGCACTCAAACAGGGCGGCATCATGGGGCGCATCGTTGCTGACGCGCTCAAAGAAGTTAAGGCGCTCCGTATCGAACGAGACGCCGCGGAGAAGGCTGCGCAAGAGAAGATTCGTCAAGCCGAGGAGCGCGAAGAAGCCGCCCGCGTCCGCGCGGAAGAGCGCGCCAAGGCTGAACTTGAACGCCAGGCTCGAGCGGAAGAAGTTGCTCGCGAGAAGGCCGAGGCCGCTAAGGCTAAAGCTGCCGCTGCCGAAGGCGCTCGCAAGGAAGCGGCGAAACAAGCGGCGCGCGAAGCTGAGGAGCGCCGCAAAGAAGCGGCAGCGGCGCATAAGCGCGCTCAAAAGGCCGAGACTGAGCGCCGAGAACAGGCGGCGAAGGAGCGCGCCGAGGCTCAAAAGACAGCAGCCAAACGCAAGGCCGACGAAAAGGCTGAAGCCGAGCGCCGGAGGAAAGAGGCCGAGGCCGTTAAGGCGCAGCGCGAGCTCGACCGAATCTACGATCCTGACTGTATTCATGTCTTTCGTTTGACGTCGCATGAAGCAGCGTTCCGCGCTTCTGTGTTGTCTGAAGGCGGTCGCTACGTCATCCCCGTAAACAAGCAACTCGAGCTCGCAAAACAAATTCGTGCGGAAATCGACGGGCACGAAAAGCGAAGCGGCCGCGACCTAGGCAGCAACACCATTGAAGCCCTGGTCGGCGCCGTAATTGAAAAAGGGCTCGGACTACAGCGGGAAACCAACCAGGCTGAGCAGGCGCGGCTCCTTCAATCGAGTCATATCGATCGCGTGAACGAGCATTGGACGGTGATTCGGCGGGGCCTTCAACAAGCCGAGAACGCGTTCGACAAGATCATCGAAGAGCAGAAAAACTGGCCTTATGACAAGTCGCTCTTCCCTATGGATCTCGACGCCATTCAACGCATTGGCGAGATGCTCGACATCTTCAATGGTCTGCGGAAAAAGTTCGGGCTTTAAAAGCAAGCGACCTCTGAAACCTTAGTCTCAGAGGCCGCAAGGTTCAACGCAACCGCTCGGGAGAGCGACAACGAAGGAGGATAAAATATCATGTTTATGTCGCCGCGCAAGGGAAGGACAGGCATCGTAGAAACAGACGCCTTCATCGCCCATTTCGCCTTACCTTCTGATCCGGAAAAATCTCTTATTATCACGGTCGATCAGTTTGACCGGTGGGGCGTGACGTCAGGGTTTCTCAAACCCAACGTAGGAAACGACGAGCGCAACGCTGCACGCAACATTCTGCGCAACAAAATCAACAACACCGCATCAAGTCCTTCGTGGCTGGCTGATAAAAAGGAGCCATTTCACGTTTCCGTAAAGACTCATGGAATTAACTATAGAGTTTCACGCACGAACCAAGCCTTCGCCCTTAAGGCGAACAAATTGCCGGCGGAAATCAAAAGCCTAGTCAAGACTAAGAAAAACCTCCTCGATCAACTTCACAGCAGTCTCGATTTGGAGAAACTCCCTATCGGATTGCAGTTGCGAATTACGACGCTCAATCGGGAAATTGAGCGTTATGCGCTCCGGATCGATTTTGAATCGCAGCAGCTCAGCCAAGAGTTCAGTATGGTTCAGCGAGATATTGCACGCAGTATGGCTATGACGAATTTATTGCCGATGAACGGCGCCGCTCAAGCAATTCTCGATGTAAAAACGGACAGCGAGTCTCAGGACGAATTGGATCTTTGAACCTGCCTCACCGGCGAGCCCTGATGGGTTGGACGATCCGACTCATTAGGGTCTTGCAATCCGCCTCGATAGCGCCTAAATAG